GTGAACAGTCTCGATTTTGACCGCAGGCCCGAAGATACGCGCGTCGTTGTCGCCATGTCCGGCGGCGTCGATTCCTCCGTCGTGGCGGGGCTGCTCAAACGCGAGGGTTACGATGTTCTCGGCATCACACTGCAGCTCTATGACCACGGGGCGGCCGTGCATCGGGCGGGTTCCTGCTGCGCCGGCCAGGATATCGACGATGCACGGCGCGTCTGCGAGACGCTCGGTATTCCGCATTATGTGCTCGATTACGAGGCGCGCTTTCGCGAGACGGTGATCAATCCCTTCGCCGAAAGCTATGTCGCCGGCGAAACGCCGATCCCCTGTGTGGCGTGCAACCAAACGGTCAAATTCGCGGATCTGCTCGCGACCGCCAAGGAGCTCGGCGCCGATGCGCTCGCAACAGGTCACTATATCCGTTCGCGGCCGAGCCCTAACCCGTGCTATGCCGGTCAGCGCGCGCTCTACCGGCCGGCGGACGCGGAACGCGACCAGAGCTATTTCCTCTTCGCGACCACACAGGAGCAGATCGATTACCTGCGCTTTCCGCTTGGCGGTCTTCCCAAGACCGAGACGCGGGCGCTTGCCGAAGAGATGGGCCTCGTCGTCGCCAAGAAGGCCGACAGCCAGGACATCTGCTTCGTGCCGCAGGGCAAATATAGCGACATCGTCTCGAAGCTGAAGCCTAATGCGGCGCTCGCCGGCGAGATCGTCCATCTCGACGGGCGCGTGCTCGGCACGCACGAGGGCATCCTGCACTACACCATCGGCCAGCGGCGCGGCATCGGGGTCGCGACCGGCGAGCCACTCTATGTCGTTTACCTCGACGCCCGCTCGCGCCGCGTCATCGTCGGCCCCAAGGAGGCCCTTGAGACGCGCCGCGTTTACCTGCGCGACGTCAACTGGCTCGGCGACGAGGAACTCGACGAGGCGGCTACCCGGAGCTTCGAATGCTTCGCGAAGGTGCGCTCCACCCGGCAGCCGGCGCCCGCAGTTCTGAACCGCGATGCCGATGGAGTCTATGTCGAGCTCGTCGATGGTGAGGCGGGGGTTGCGCCCGGTCAGGCCTGCGCGCTCTATTCGGCGCCCGGCGAGGATGCCCGCGTCTATGGCGGCGGCTTCATCCGCAAATCCGAGCGCGAGCCGACCGCGGAGGCCGCGCTGAAAGCGCTGCTGGAGACGCCGGCGGCGGCCTGAGAGGATGCGAACGGACGCGACGCGAAAAGTTCACATTTTCCCCAATACATTGCTTGACACTAGCCGGAACAGCACCTTATAAGCCGCCCGTCCAGCCGAGACGGGCTTCGCCAGAGAAGCGTTTACGGCACCGGCGGCGGAGTAGCTCAGTAGGTTAGAGCAGAGGAATCATAATCCTTGTGTCGGGGGTTCGAATCCCTCCTCCGCTACCAACACACCTTTTGTCCAGCCCGGAGACAAAGGTAACAGAATGTACCTAAGTGTAGCTCGCCGCGAATTTCCGGAATTTTGACACCGCAATCTGGAATTCTGCATTTTCCGCCTCGCCTGTCAAAAAGGCTTTTCTTGCCTCCTTGTGTTTCGTGTAGCTTTGGCGCCGCGAACAATCCAGCCGAGGGGGTATGTACGGATGTTTCGGGTTTCAGTTCTGGTATTCGGTCTGTGCCTTTTTGGCCAGACTGCTCTCTGCCAAGAGGTTACGGACGGCTCTACCGGCACGATCACACCTCAGGAACTGGCCGCGCTAGTCGCATCTCTGCCAAATTTCTTGAAAGACCCAGAGTCGGCCAGGCTGAGCAAGCTTCACCTCGACCCTGATAACCAAGACTATGTGTGCGGCTTTCTGAACGCCAAGAACGGGTTTGGCGGATACGTGGGCGATCAGCCATTTCGATACGGCCTCAAGAACGGCATGCTGATCACAGACATGAACACGCCCTGCTGATCCACTGGATGTATCGCGGAGGTTTGAAACGGTCTTCTTCAAAAATGCGCTTGGCCCCTTCGTTTGAAGGGGCCTTGAACCTCCTTTGAAACGTCTGTGGGTGTTATCGACGCTTGCATTAGGGATACGGTTTTCGCCCTAATGCGCCGGCAACCTTCCGCCAGTCCCGGCCGCCCATTCCAGGTATCCTCAGTATTTCGACGTCGGAAAGATGTTGCATATCTCTGACCACCTCATATCCGAGCTGGTTAAGCTCCGCGAGGAGGTAGGGCTTAAGTTTCAAGTCTGCAAGTTTCGTGTCCATGTCGAATTTCAAGGGCCTCTGCATCACTCATCAACTCCGTTGAGAATGGTCAGCATTGGTTTCAGGCTGACAGGCATCGCGCAATTGCAGGATTCTACAGTGCCTGGCGAAGGCACGAGGCTTGGCGAGAGCGTTCGAAGCGGTAGGGTGAGGGGACACTCAAATGCTCCTCTCGAGGTCGGTGAAGGCGACGGCCGCGCTTCAAGGCGGCCGTCGACGTCCACTTAGTTGCGCCCTGAAATAATCAATTCCCGCGCCGCCGTCCCTTTGCCACCGGCAATGGAATAGGTGAGCTCCTCCGACCGGAAGTGAAATCCTGAGAAGAGTTCGCGAATCGCCGGCACGTCATTGATGGACATGATGAAGCTGCCCTTCAGTCGCCGCAGCCGGTCTGCCATCGTATTGAACTGGTCACGGCCGAACAGCGCCTTTCCATAGTCTGCTTCGTTTCCGAAGTAGGGCGGGTCGAGGTAAAACAAGGTGCCCGGCCGATCGTAGCGATCGATGAAATCCAGCCAGTCCAGGTTTTCGACGACGACGCCGGCAAGACGCTCGTGGACGTCTTCGAGCAGTGGAGCGAGGCGGGTGAGATTGAACCTCGCCGAGCCCTTTCGCTGCACCCCGAAATTCTGTCCCGACACCTTCCCCCCGAAGGCCAGTTTCTGCAGGTAGATGAACCGCGCAGCGCGCTCCAGATCAGTGAGCGTCGAGGGGTTGCATGCCTTAAGCCGCTCGAACTCGCGGCGGCTGGTGATCTGGAATTTCAGCGTATCCATGAACTGCGGGTAATGTCGCTGCAGGATGCGGAAGAGGTTCACAACGTCGCCGTTGCGATCGTTGATCACCTCGGCGCGTGGCACTCTGCGCCGACGGAAAAAGACGCCCCCCATACCCACGAATGGCTCCGCATAAAGCGCGTGCCCGGTCGCCTCGATCATGCCAACCAGGCGCGGTGCCAAGGTTCGCTTTCCGCCGATCCAAGCGGCCGGCGGCTGGGTATTGGGGACGTCTCGAAAATCGTTCGAATTCACCATTTCAAAAAGCTCACGACTCAGTCACAGAGAGCCCGCCCTGCAGGGTACGGGTGCGACGGTTGTGTTTTGCTGCTGTCGGACGGGTCGGACGCCAATCTAGGCCCGTCGCTGGTGCGCGCCGCAAGCGCGCCGGCCGCCCGGTTAGGACGGCCAGGTGAAGGGCGGCAGCTCCGCGATGAACTCTTCGACGCTCGGCTGCGAGCGCTCGCCAGCGTTCACCTTCGCCAGTTCTGCCGTGGAATACGTCCAGACCGCCGATCGCCAATTGAACAGCGCGTCGCCCTCGGCCGCGAACTGCGGGTTCGGATCGTCGCGGTAGGTAATTGCGGTCTGGATGCCGTCGTATTGCCGCTCGCGCGCCTTGGCATCGAGGTGCGCCTGGATGGCGGCCGAGTATTGCGCCTGTAGCGCGGCGCGCGCTTCCGCCGCCTTCTGCTCGGCAGTGACTACCTTCGAGAGATCAACCGTCCACATTGGCGGGCTCCTCGTCAGTGACTTCCTCAACGGCGGGAACCGGGTCGACCGGCAGCGCGATCGCGCCGTCCGGTGGGTCGATGAGCGGCTGCGGGAAAGCGACCGCCTCGGATGGGTTCGGGCCGTGTGGCAGGATGAGCGTTAGGTGTAATTCGCCGGCGATGCGCTCGACCGCGCCGACGATCCATTCGCAAGGAATTTCACCTGATGGGATCGTTGCCCCATCAGGGAGATCGGAGAAGTCAAAAACCTCACCGTTAATGGTGAGAACGTCGCCGGATTTGATCACTGTCAATTCATCGTCGCGGCGTTGTGGAGACAGATTTATCTTCATTACACCCACCTTCCGTAGCATACCCAATTGAACTGTAGTGTTGTCCCCACCGCTCCGGACATTTGAATCATTATCCCCCCTCCGGTAGCTTGGGGATAGCGATCAATGCCCCACCTAATTGTGTTGTTAAAGCTTCCCGTAGCCGCCGCCGAGTACCCTGGCGTTGCAACCATGCGTGGGTTCCCCTCCGTCAAGACGAAAGTTGATGGAAACGTGATGGGAAAAAGGTAATTTCCAGCGGCACCAATTTGGGCTACCGCTAACTCCAAGTGACCGGCGCAAACCAACGTCCCGTCAGCCCATTTAGTGTAGCTGCCATTGGCGTTAGTCCCTCGCTCGATGATTGCTCCGGTCGGAACACCTCCCGACTGCGAAACCGTACCTACCGTTTCGTTTGATATTCTCATCCATGGGTTAGGCCACGTCGCCGCGCCGCTTGTGCCGGTGTAGCGCATCCAGGTGGCAGTCCCGAGCCTCAGGATCTGCCAATAACCATTGTTGAAAATACGAGCATGGACTTCCAACACACCGGTGTAAGTGCCGGACCCTTGCGGCCCATTCGACCAGGTGCCAGTAATCGTGTAGGCGCCCGGAACAGTGATTGTATTAAAATTACCGTCCGACAGGCCGACATCTGCGGAAGAAGGCACCGGTGTGCTGCCCCCGAAAACCGGACCAAATTTGCCGAGCAATTCAAGCGTGGTCGCGGAATTGAGGATGTCTCTCCCTTTGGCCTTCAGGTCCGTAAGGGCAACGGCGCTGGTGCTGGTGTAGTAGGCGAGTTTGTCCGCCACGCCATCCAGCGCTAGCAGCGCCTTGGCGGCATCCTTTAGATCGATAAGGGCAGCGGCCGCGCTTCCAGAGAAGTAAGGTATTTTCTTCGCTTCTGGCGTCAAACTGGCAAGCGCTGCCAGGGTCGCATTGTCGAGCCGCTGGATATAGGTCGCCAGCGCCTGGGCATTCGCGGAGAGCTGCTGCAGATAGGCGGTATCGCGGATGATCCAGTAGCCCTGATCGCTCGCCGTCGTGCCGCGCCACGGCTTTGCGAGGGTAATTTGCGTGTTGCTGTCGACCGACAGGATCGGGACCGGATTGCCATTGCTGCTATCGAGCCCGAAAAGGCCGCCGGCGATCAACGCCGTCTGCCAGGCGGTTCCAACGCCCGTCACCACCGCGCTGCCGGCGGTCACGGAAACCGTACCTGTTACATAGGGTGTGGTCATGTCAGGATGTCCTAAGCTGGAATGCCGAGAATGTAGTAGCGAATGCCCAGCACGTTGTCGGCGCCTTCCGTGCGCCATGTGCCGGGATTGTCGGCGTCATTGTAGTAGTCGCCCGGATTGCCCCGGTTCGTTACGAAGGTCGCGCTGGTTTGGGTGAGGCGGCAATGCGTGCTGTCGCCGCACTCATAAATTCCGCCAGGAGCCGTGTAGACGAGCTGGCGAACCGTGGGGAGCTTGATCGACTCTTGCCAGCTCCCGACGAAATCCTCAGAGCCAGCACCGTGCTTGGTCATGTATTTGACCATCGGAAACATGCCGGTGGCGTCGAAGGTAACAACGGTCTCTTGCTGGTTCCCGACCGGAACCGAAAAATACCCCTCTTTGATGATCTGCACGCACGGCCAGCGAGTATCGATGATGATATCGGCCCAGGATGGAGGCTCAGCAGCTCCGGGGCGCAGGAATTGCACCACGTCTGCGCCGCCTTCAGTGAAGGTTTTAAGGACCCGATTACTGCCGTTCGTTGGGCTATTCCCCGCGTCAAGGTAGAGCATGAAGCGTGCACGCATCGCACCAGACGCGTTGAAATAGATGCGCGACCCGCTAAACCAATATTCCGCCCCCACCCCGTCGCTGAGATCAGGATTAAACGGGTAATAGATGGTGGAACCGGTGTAAAAATGCACATCCAGTGCAATGTTCCCCGGCAAGGTTATTCCCGTTTCGTAAAAGGATTCGCCTGCGGGAATGGCAATGTCATCGGCACCAAGCACTTTCACCGGAACGCGTCGGCTGTCGAAAGCAACCTGCCATTCGTTCGCCGTTTCGGCGTTGTAGCCCGGCTTGGCGATGATCATCGCATCGGATCGGATGATCACCGATTTGGTGCCATTCGGCGCAAGCGGCTGCGCCTCTTTCGACGCTTCCTCGTTGCCAGGGAGGTTCCAGACAATCAGCCGTTTGTCGCGCGACAGAAAGCGGTTGTAGGCGTCGTCATTGGTCGAATTGGTGATTTCCTGAAAGGTGCCGTAGGCCATTGAGCCATATTGGCTGACGACACCGCTGAAGTCCTTCATCCACGGTCCCTGATACCAGTTGCCCATGAAAAAATAGCCGCCCTGGTCGTGATAGTACTTGCCGCTATAACGACGCTGGATGCGCATCTGATTGAAGCGCCCGGTGTTCGTCCGCGTGGCCTTCACGTCGAACAGCGGCATATTGTATTTCATCTTCGGGAACGCAGTATTGCGGAACAGCCAGGTGCTTTCGCCGCCGCCCGAACCTTGGCATTTCTGATAGTTGCCGGAGTTCGAACCGGACGGGTAGTAGAGATAGACGACGCCACCACTTGAGGCGATCTGGTTGATCACCTCGATGTGCGCGATCGACGCATTCAGCGCATATTTCGAGTTATAGAGGAACTTCGACCGCTGGCTGTCCGGCGTCGTGCGCGGATTGTCGCCGTCGTTCTTCATGATTTTGACGCAGCCGGCGCCCGTCGAATCGACGCCTATCATCGTGCGGACCATCAGCTGTAAATCTCGATCGTGCCGTTGTTGAGGTTGATGTCCATCTTGCCGTTGAGCGCGAGCAGGCGGCCGGAATTGACCGTGCCGATATCGGCGATCGCGAGCTTCAGGACTCCGCCAGAGAAGACGAGCGGGTAGTGGCGCTCGTTGCCATCGGTGACGACGAACTGGTCGGCCTCGATCGCCATGCGGGACTTCTGCGTACCGGACTCGGTGTATATCTCGACGAAGAAACCGGAGACCTTGAAGCTGTCGCTGGTTCCGGCACGCAGCATGACGGAAAAGCGCGCATCGACGCCTGTCGGAGCCGAGACCGCCTCGAACTTCACCAGCCCCTCAGCAAAGCGGCCGTTCACATCGGCGCTGACGCCGGTGATGCTGCTTGCAAGCGCGGTGTCGGCGGTCGCCCTGGCCGTCTCCTCTGCAATCACCCGCGCGAGGTTGTTGGCGATGCCTGCCGAAAGGATCGTGATCGACTGCGCCAACGCCTCGGTCTCCGATGCGCGCACGCGCCGCTCTTCGATGATCTGCGCCAGCGCGTTGCCAAGCTCAGCCCGCAGCTCTTGCCGCTGCACCTGGCCGACCGCCCCCTCAAGGGAGAAGGTGTCGAGGATTTCCTCGATCGAGCGGCGCAGCACGTTGTCCATTTCGCCCTGCAGCTCGGCTAAACGGTTCCTCACGTCATCTCTGACCTCGGCGAGCCCAACCAGGACGTCCGTGATGGCGATGTCGTAGGTGGTCACTTCCAGCCAGGCGGACCACTCGGTTACCCGCGTGCTGTTTGGGATCAGCTTGCCGCGAACCTCGAAGGTGGTCGCCGGCAGGCACCAGGCGCCGGAAATCACCCACTGGTACGGGCTCTCGTAGCGTGTGGCATCACTGTCGAAGACGACGGCGGCCGTTGCCTTGACGCGCGCCTGCACGCGGACGCTCCGGACGTCGTCGAGGTCGGCCGCGCAGCCTACGCGGATTGCCGGTCGACGATCACCGCCGGCTGCATCCTTGATCGCGTCCGGCTCGACGGACCAGCCGGTCATCGGCTGCGCCGGCGGCTCGATGGGGCCGAGCCAGCCAACTTCGGTCGGCAGCTCGTCGGAGCCCTGCCAGTCATAATCGGTTGGGTCCATTTCCTTCAGGAACACGAGCTGGTTGAAGGTGAGCAGGCCGAAGATGCGAATGACGAGGAACTTCTTGCTCTCATAGCCATTGCGGGGCGACGTCCACGACACGACGTCGTTGGGCTCCAACGGGAAAGCGTCCGGCGGCAGATGAAAAAGGTGCATGCGAAAGCGCCGCTCCTCTTCGATCATTGCCTTCATCAGCGCCTGCACCTGACGACCGAACGGCACGGCCGGGAACTCGACGCTGCTCACCAGGCGCCGGTTGCCGTCCGCCGCTTCAAGCGTGCTGGAATAACGAGCCGGAGCGTCCTTCGAAGCCCATTTTTCCTTCGGTTCGGGATAGGTCGCTTCAATGCCGTTGTGAGTTTCACTGAGAGACGGAAACGGCTCGAAGCTCTGTTCCTTCGTCACCAGAATGTCGTCGTCGGTGAAGGAATAGACGGCGGCGCCCGGTGCGCCGACCAGCATCTTAAAGACGCCGCCGACTTCGGCGATGCGCCCGTTGCAGCCCTGCCGAATGTCGTCGATCACAGAGAGCGGCTCCATGTCGAGGCGAATTTCATAGCCGCAGCGGAACTGCTTCTCCTGTCCGCCGCTCGCCTTATCGACGAGACGGTCGCATTCATTCGCGGCGGCGATCCAGTTCGACGCCGGCAGCCGGAAGGCGGCAAGGTTCTGGCCGCCGTAGACCCATTCGCTGCCGTAGTAGACGCCGCGAATAAGGTTGTAGTCGACGATGGCGTTGTTGTCGGTCGGCTCCCAGGTACTCGGGTCGTTCCACCGCTGGGCGCCGGAGCCGCCATTGGTGCTGTCCTTGCGGAGGTCGTAGAGCGGCATGGGCAGCATCTCGAACAGGCACGACGGCAAGCCGGCGAACTTCTCGACATTGTAGCGGAAAGTGACCACCGCATAGGCCACTCCACGGCCGATCATGGTCGATTTGAAGGGTCTTTCAGCATGGCCGCCGAACTTCCCGATGAGCCAAGGATCGGCGACGGTTTGGGTGCCGTCGACGAAGCGCACCCAGGCGAAGTCGCCGCCGTCGACGCGGAACTCTTCGATCGGATAGCCACGGCCGTCCGCATGCGGCTCGTCCCAAAGGATGGTGCCCTTGGTGTCGTCGATCCAGATACCGGCGAGGCCAGGATGCGGGATGCAGGAAAGCTCGATGACATCGGTCAGATAGGCATTCGGTGTCTTTCCGGCCTGTCCCCAGGCGCCGATGTACTTGCGGATGCCGGCGGTCGCATAGGTGCCGACGATGAACTGCGCCGGTTGATCGTCGCCGACGCGCACCTGCAGGGTAACGCCACGCGGTTCAATCTGGCTCTGCCGCTTTTTGGCTCGGGCCTTTTCGATCAGGCTGACGCCATACTGCACCGCGAGGCCTACGGCGAACTTTACGAAGGCAGCGGCAAACCCGCCCGCCTGGAAGAGACCGGCGATGGCGCCGATCGCCGCCGAAATGGGATCGGCAAAAGCGATTTCGGCCGAGAGGAAGAGGACGGCCAGCCAAAAAAGGAAAGGCAATATCCGCATCAGCTCACCCGACCTTGAACGCGCGGGTGGCGTCGAGCAGGTCGACCGTGCCGACGCCGGTTTCCTTCAACACGAAGATGCGCTCGCCATTGACAACGCCGAGGGCATAGCCGAACGGGCCGTTAACGGGCACCGCCGCGATGTCGCCGATCGCCGCGGCCGAGATGTGGATCTCGGGCAGGATCGCGGCGACCAAGTCCCCGAGATTGTCGAAGCCCGCCTCATGCATGACGCGCAGCGCGCTCGCGGCACTGTCATAGGAGCCGCGATACTGAGCGGCGCAATCGACGCCGGTGAGCGCGAACGCCAGTCGGCCGGCAAGACCGGGACCGCAATCGTGATCGCCCCAGGCGAACGGTAAGGCCTTGATTTCGTCGATCGCCGCTTCGAAGCGGCGGCGCCAATCGGGAAGACGTTTCAGCTCAGTGATCATGCCTTTTGCCCCCACGGGATTTTCCATGTCTCGACCGTGCCGGCGTAGAGGCCCCATTCATCGCCCTGTCGGCGCTTCTGCGCCTCATAGGAGGACTTCCGCGGATTGGTGCGGGTCAGCATCGAGATCGCGTCGGAAACGACCTTCAGCTTGATGGAGCCTTCGCCTCCGATCGACGGCGTGTTGACCGGCGCGCCATCGACCTCGCCGAGGAATACGGGCGCCTCGACGCTGACGAGCTGGCCGCTCTTAGGATCAAGCAGGACCTGGTGGATTTCGACCTTGGCCAGGCGCACGTCGTATTCGCGGGTGAGGAGCTGCGCGGCGGTGGCGAGCTGCGACAGGTCGATGGTGACCGTCTGCACCGTAAGGTCGGCGACTCGCGGGACTTCGCTTACCTGAAGCAGCGAGCCGCCACCGTAATAGAGGCGGGTGACCGGCAGGCCGGTGGTGCCGCTCAAGACGGTGATGTTGGCGTCCTCGTGGTCGGTCCAGACGCCGACGCTTTCGGGCAGGCCGGTGGTGCGGTTCTTGGCGGTGACCCATACAAGCGTGCGCGGCACGAGGCCGGTGTCCCGGGCCTGGGTGATGGCGTCCAGCAGAGCAGCGGTGATGTTGCGCATGGCTATTTCTTTTGGATGACCTTGAAGGCCGCGCCCTCGGTGACAGCGCGCCGCGCAGTTCCGGGATTGTGGCTTTCCGGGAAGATGACGACAGGGCAGGCCGGCCGCTTCAGGACGACCGTAGCGCCGGCCGCGACCCACGCCGGCAGGCGGGGGAAGATCGACACGTTGGCGGTCCCACCGGCCAACGCGGCGATCGTATTGGACACCTCGACGAAAGCAGTCTTGCCGGCGCTCTGGATTTGCAGCTTGTCGCCGATCGTCAGCACATAGCCGGCCGGGAGGCCCTGCAGCGGCGCAACTGTGCGGTCGCTGCCGATCGCGCCGAGGGTGACCTGGGCCGCGCCGAGGACCGTGCCTTTGGGATCGGCCTGCGGGTAGACGGACACCGGATCGCAAAGCATGAAGCTCTGCCTGGCGCCGTCCAGCTTGCGGATCAGCGCCGCCGCCTGTTTCAGTTCGTCATTGAGGCCACGCCCGAGCGTCACCTCGGCGGTCCAAAGCACCGGGGCAAGCTCCGCCTGCCAGAAAGTGCCGCTGCCGACGCCCGAGAGTTCGTCATTGCGCTGGATGGACCAGACGACGGACGCGATCGGCAGGCGATCGAAGATTTCGGAAAGGGGAAGCGGGTCGCTCATCAACGCCACCTCGGCCGGGCCTCGATCTCATTGAGACGATCAGGCAGGTTCTGGTTGAAGGCTTCGACATGGTCCTGCGCGGCCTTGCCGCCTTCCTTGCGGGAAACGTCGGTGACCCAGGCCTCAAAGTCATTGCCGCCGAGCAGCTTGACGGCGATGCCGATGTTCAGCCCGCTGACGTCGAGGTTCTGATTGGCGGCGACCGAGTGACGCGGCGCCGAGATCGTCTGCGGCACGTCGACCGCGCCGCCATCGGCATAGCCGCGCAGGCGCAGCGCCTCCGTCGCCGCGACGCCGCCGTGTCGCGCAACGTCTTCCTGGGAGAAAACGACTTCGCCTCTATGCACGAAGCCGGCGGGCTCGTACTTGCCGCCCCGGCCGGTGTAACCGCCGCCTGACCACAGGCCCCATGTTCCGGTCTTGATCGCGTTGGTGAGCTGGCCGGAGCCCATGAAATTGCTGAGGCCGGAAAAGATGCTGGAGAAGGCGCTGCCGCCGCCGGGCGCCGCCGGGAAGAAACTGGTGGAGAGTGTCTGCCCGAAACGGTCGAAACCATTGCCGAGGGTGCCGAGACCCTTCGCCGCTTGGCCGGTCGCATCGCCAAGCCCGCCGATCCGGCCGGTGACAGTGCCCGCCGTGCCGCCGAGCTTGCCCAGCTCGGTGTTGAATTTGTCGACATAGGATGAGCCGGTGGTGCCGAAGACGTCGCTGGCGCCGGCACCACGCGAAAGCGGCCGGCCGGTAAACCAGACGCTCGCGGCGTCCTGCGGATTGCCGTACCTGGTCATCGACTTGCCGAAATAGTGGTCGAAGACGCCGTCCTGGGCACGCGGATCGGCAAGGAACTGCGACGGCGTCATGGATCGGCCGAGCGCGCCTTGCGTCCACGACGGGATGTTGGCACCCATCACCCCGTAGGCGCCGTAGGCGCGATCGCCATTGACCAGCGGCCCAAGCGCCGAATAGCCGCCGCTGCCCCGGCTTTCGATGGCGGCGATCGCCGATCGATAGGCCGACATATCGCCGCCAGATTGCGGGAAGCGGATGACGTTGCTGCCTATCAAGCCGGCGCTGGCGCTGTTGTCGTTTGCCGCTTTGCTGCCGCCCAAACCCAGTACCGTCGAGAGGAGGCCGCCGGGATTGTTCTTCGCACTGCCAACCAGCATGTTCTCCAGGAACATGTAGAAAGGCTCCATCAAGCGGTCCGCGAACTTATAACCAGCGTTGATGGCGGCATCGCCGAAGACTTCGCCGAGGCTTTTGCCGCCGTTACGGAAGCCATCGTGAAGGTCTTCGAAGAAGCCGCCGATCAGGCCGCGCGCCTCTTGTTCGCGCATGACTTCGCGAATCGCCCGAGCGTCCGCCGAGTTCAGATCGACAGGCAGGCCGGCGCTACGAAGACGCGATGCAATCTGCTGGTCTTCGCCACCGCGGCCCAGCTGATCGCGCTCGAACCGCAGCTCATTAGCAAGCCCAGCGCGTGCGATCGCTTCCGCCATGCGGCCATATTCGGCCGACTTCTGCTTGATCAGCGCCAGCTCGCGCTCATCGATGGCGATGCCGTTGCGGGCAGCTTCCTCGCGGAGCTGTGCGGTCAGCTCGAATTCCTTGCGCAGGGCGGCAGCTTCACCGGACGTCTTGCCGATCAGATTGAGATCAAGCTGCTGGTTCCGCATTAACTCGTCGAGTGATCGCAAGCGATCGCGCTGCGCGTCTGCAAGCGCCTTCTCTGCCTCCGCGCGTGCACGTGCTCCGGCAAGCTCGATGCGCTGGCGGCGCTCAGTTGCACTCTCGTCCCGGAATTCGCTGGCGGCGGCCAACCGGGCCGCAGCGGACCGCTCTTCCGGTGATCGCGCGTTGAGCTGGGCGATTTCTGCCTCGAACGAAAGACGATTGCGCTCTAGCTGGACGCGCTGACGGCTTTCGAAGAGAGCAAAGTCGCCCATGTTCTCGCGATTTGTGGTGCCCTGTGACAGCAACCGGCCGTTTGCGCCGCGATCGTCGAACAGGCGCCGCCGGGCCAGCTCGGCTTCACGCAGCGCCTCGGCCAGGTCGCGGAAGGGCTTCAGCGCCTCCACGGCCTCTTCGGCCATCTTTTTGATGCCGGCATTGCCGGATGCCTGCCCGAGTTCCTCGATATTGCGAATCAGGCCGAGCACGTCGGGACGGCCCGAAACCGTCGCGCGATGGAGTGCCTCGAAATCGATCTTCAGCGCCTTGAATATTGGCGTCCCGCGGAACTCGCGCGCCGTCAGCCCTGTCAGATCGAGGTTGTTGCTGACGGCGGAGGTGATAGCCGTGCTGATTTCGCCTTCGGCGTTGGCTTTTTGCAGCCGTGTCAGCAAGCCGGATATACTGGCCTCAAGACCGAATGATGCCGAGCCGGTGCTTTCCCGACCATAGCGAGTACGCTCGTCCGCCGCCTCTCCCCATAGGTCTCGGACGCGCTTAAGGGCCTCCTCTTCTTTCTGAAGAAGCTCTTCCAGCGACTTCGCACCGTCGCTCGCCGACGTGAAATATTGCAGCGTCGCGGCCGTCGCAGCGACGATGCCGATCGTCACCAGAGATACCGGGTTGATGAGCGATGTGAACGCGGCGAGCAGTCCTGCCGCTGGGCGTTCCATGGAGCCAATGACGGTCGCCAACTGCGTTCCTTGCTGCAGCGCGATCTGAATCGGGCTCATGCCCATTGCCGAGGTGACGGCGATGTCCTGAAACTGCGCGGCGATGTTCGCGGTATCGAACGTACGGGCGCCACGTGCCGCCGGACCAATTTCGCCAGGGGCATTTGCATTGGCGGCACTTTCCAGAATGGCCCGGTTCCGCCCCTTGATCGCGTCGATCGACGCCAGCGTCGCCTGCCGATGCCGGCTGAGCGCGGCTGCCATCTCGTTTTCCGAGAGGATGCCCTGCGCATGCGCAGTGCGGATCTCCGTGACAGCCTGCTTGTACTGGCGGACCGCGGCATAGAGCGGATTGTATTTGGCCCGCAGATTGTCGGCCGCTAGCGCCTCAGCTGCGAGCGCGCCGGTCCAGGCGCGAGCGTTGGCGTTGGCCGCGCCATCGTGGAGACCGACCGATGCGTTGATCAGCTGCTGCATCTTCGTGGTCGTGCGCTGCGCCTCATCGCCGATCGCCTTGACAGATGCCTGGGCTGCTGCGCCTCCCGACTTGGCGCCGGCCGGATCAATGTTGACGCCGATTGAGAGTTTGAGCGGAGAGGCCATCAGCGGTTCACTCCATTAAGGATCGGCAGCGCGGCCTTCTCCATGACGTGGAGGTCGGCAAATGCACCGGGCGGAGCATTCATGTCGTCGAGCACCAGCTTGCAGGCGACATAGTCGAGGCCCAGCCAGCCCAGGCCTGCCATCGACGCGACGACGCGCCATTGGGTGGAACAGGCGAGGAATGCTGTGAAGGATGGCCAGTTCGCCGGCATGATCTGGAATGCTTCCCGCTCGGGCGCCGCCGGGAGGCGGACGTTCATCTGCTCAAATTGCCGCCGCGCCTCGGCATCGGGCGCGGAAGCCTTGGTCGGATCGGTGCGGCCGGTGTTGGCATAGGCCCAGGCGACGGCCGCTTCCTTCAGTTTCCCAGGCGAGCCTTGTCTTCTGAAATCGCCTCGGAATAGGCGCGGGCGAGTGCAGCTTCGACGCGGGCGTGTTTCATCACCTCGCGCAGGTTCACTTCGTCGAAGGGGATCGGCTTGCCACTCTCGTCGCAGAGGCGCTCGTCCCAGCCACAGAGCACGCGCTTGATAGAAGCGCGATCATGCTCGGCGAGCTCGTCCATGATGGTGCGGAGCTTCGCGGGGTCGGTCTCTTCGCGGGACCGCATGACGATTTCCAGTCGCTTGCGGTCATTGGCTGCGGCTTCTTCCCGATCGATCAGCAGGAACTGCGCCGCAAATTCGTGCTCGAGCAATTTTCCGGGGTTGTTCTGATCGGGCTCGAGAACCTTCACCGGCCAAGGGAAGGTGAAGGATTTGGACAGCTTGAACATGGACTTTTCCTCGTTTCAAAGGAGCTTCAAGGGGCAGTCGAGCACGGTCTACTTGACCGTGATCGTGAACTCGTCGTTGCCGGCGGCCGTGGGCGTGTAGAACAGCGGCAGGGTGTTGTTGAGGATGCGCTGTGTCTCGCCGAGGGTCGGCCGGCCGATCTGGACGGCAGGGGCGTCGAACTCGACGATGTTGCCGGCAACCGTGCCATGGGCGGCGGCGAGCACGCCCTTGGTGCTGGCGAGGGCGATCTGGAACCAGTTCTTGGTTGCGAGGCTGACGGCTTCCATGATGGCGCTGCCGGTCATCTGCCGGTCGACGTGCTCGATGCTTTCGGAGCCGATCAGGAACCGCGGCTCGATCTGGTTGCCGATGTCCATCGTCACGCCCTCGCAAGCGCCGGCCAGGCCGTGCAACGAGAATGTCGTATTAGCCTTGTTGACCGCGACCGGGGTCTGCCAGGCATTGAGGGTGACGGCCGGCAAGGCGGTGTCGGTGATTGTCCCGAGCAGGCCGGTCATGGTGAAGGTGAAGCGCGGGATCTGCAGCGGCGTCAGGTTGAGCGTGAACGATCCGCGTGAGCCGAGAAGCACGTGGCGAACGCCGTCTGCGTTGAAATAGATCGTCGCGGCTTCCTGAAGCTTCGAAACAGGCTTGTACTGGACGTCGACGCCGGCATCGATCACTTCCTGCATTGCGCAGGCGCGCAGCATCGGACCATAGGCGGGCGCGGTACCGGCGGCGCCAGCGCCGGCAATTTCGATTTCGCCGGTCAGACGGGCATAGTTGCCGTCGAGGATGATCCCCTGCTGGCCCATGTACGGGAGCAAGAGGTCCCGGCTCAAATCCTGGCCGACGAGCGGCTCCAGGCGGGCATTGACCATCAACATGGCATTAGCGGCGCCGGTCGGAACGGCGTCGACGCCATAGGTGGCCTCGTTCTTCGCGAGAATGGCAAGGTTTCGGTAGAAACGCATGTTCAGATTTCCTTTCTAGGGTTTTTGCGGGAGGGCTGGGGCGGCACGGCGGAAGCGGCTGCCCCATCCGCTTCCGCCGCTGGGGCCGAGGATGCCCCGCCCTCGACGGCCGAAGCCGTCGTGGCCACTTCGGTCCGCTGAACAAGAGTCAGCGCGCCGTCTTTTTCCCGGATGTACGATCCGCCTTGGCTCATCAGATTTGCTCCTGGAGGTAATGGGCGGTGGAATAGACGTCCTCGAACCAAATCGTGCCGGCGATGGCCTGTTGCAGCTCGCCAGTTACGTGCTGGAGAGGATCGGCCGCGCCCTCGGCCATGAAACCGATTAGCTTGCCGCGCACATAGGTCTTGAGGTTTTCGATGTCCTCGGCCGCTTCGAAATCATCCGTACCCGAAAGGTTCTCGGTTATGATCACGACGCCAATATCGCCGGCGCAGCGCTGCAGGACGGGTCCCGTCATGCGCTCGCTCGGGGCCGAGTTTTCTGTGGCCGCATAGACGTACACGGCCGGCACCTGCAGCGGCCGGTCCTTGACGTTGGCAAGGGCTCCCGCGCCGCCGGCAATGCGAAACGGCGTGCCGGCCTCCATCAGCCGATCGACGATACTGCGGATCACGGCGCGGCCTCCCTGAGCAGGTGCTCTTCGCCGATCTCAAGCAGTCGCGCGATGTCTGCCTGGGAGAAGCCGAGATAGGGCCGCGCCGGGATGTTGATGGTGTGCTCGCCGATCGTGATGTTGCGCAGCTCGGCGCCTTTGGTGCCGTGCTTGACGAAGCGAGCGCGGCCACCACGGATTTTCTTGAGTGAGAGCCGCTGGCTGCGGGCGTATTGCTGGATGGCTCCGCCGAACTGGTGGACGGCCGCGTAGACCATGTTGGTGCCGACTTCGGCGCTGGTCTCATCCGAGCGCATGACGAGGCTCTGGTAGAGCTGCGTCGTCACGCGGAGGATGTTGGCGGTCCCGCGCACTCGGCCACGGCCGATCTTCCGCTTGGCGGTGCTTGGCGAAAGCGGCTTCCACTTCGCCCCTTCCGGTCCTGTCTCGGTTTCGAATCGCCGCTGGGTCGAGGTGAGCAGGTAAGCGCCCATGGCAGACATCATCTGCCCCGGATGCACGGCCGCGTTGACGAGACGCGAGAGGCCTTCGCTTGCGGTATCGTCCAGCGTGATCGTTGTGCCGGTCATCTCAAAGGCCCTTCAAACTGTCGCGGGTGAAGACGCGACCAGGCGCGCTCCATTGCACCTGTCCGCCGCCGGCGGCCGGCGGGGCTTCGCCGCCTTCCGTGAGCTGCACAAGGCCCCGCGATACGTCGCGGAGGAAGGAAACCGCCTCGGCATAAGCACGGGCGACCGGCCCATCCTTTTCCGCCGCCTTGCCGTGGAGGTAGTACCGGGCAATGTCGCAAACGTTCTTGGTCAGCACGCCCGGGACAGGCGATAGCGGAAGCGAGAGCACCTTCGCCAGGTAACCGTTCGCCAGGGCCGAGGCGTCGCCGATAGCGCGCGTCACGACGACGTCGTCTATCGTCGAAGCAGGCCTGTTGACGCGATCGGTGAGCTGGATGAGCTCCTGCTCTCCGAAGCGGTCAATCAGGTCCTGTTTCGTGCAATACATCGGCGGTTACTCGGCGTCGGCGGCTTCGGCGGTGGTGATGGAAGCAGCCAGGGCGGGCTCGGCGAGGATTGCTTCAAGCTGGGCCGGGTCGCGAAAATCAGACAACGGGCGGTCGGTCTGTTCTGCGGGATGGCTGATGCCGCCGCGCCGGAAGCCGGCGGCCTTTGCCGAAACACGCAAGACGGCCTTGCGCGGATCCGCACCTTCGTCTTCGAGCTTCGAGAGCGCCGCGAAGGTCCGCGGAAAGCGCTTCTGAAACTCGTCAGCGCCGATCGACATCAGAGCGAGGTCTTCGCCCTTGGCCTGGTCGTCTGTTCTCTTGATGGACTGCTTTGCCATGAGAGGTTCCTTTCCGGTTCTTGAGGAAAGGCCGCGAGCCGGCCCTTCCTGAAGAACCGCCGGCCGGGGGAGATTAGCCCGGCCGGCGTGCCCTGCCTGCCTACGCCGCTAGGCAAGCCAGGGAACGACGAGAACCTCAGCGGTGTTGTACCATTCGTTGGTGCCGCCACCGTCCGCGAGCGAGTTGCCAACAATCTTGCGGGCGGCGCCTTCGAGCGAGGGCGGAACGACCAGCAGCTTGGGATTGATGGCGAGCACGCGGCCGTAGTCGCCCTTCATCGAAGTGAGAGCAGCGCGCGCCGTTGCATAGTGAGCGGCGTCGAGCGTCTGCTTCGAGCCCCAGGCCATCTGCCAGAAGCCGAAGCCGACGGCGCAGCGTCCATCGATGCCGTACTGGAACTCCTTTTTGGAGAAGACGTTGGCGTCGTCTTCCTTGTCCATGCGGACCAGCTTGTTGAACTTCTTGCGTTCCTGGTAGATCAGCGGCTTCAGCGGCCGGGATACGTCCAGCAGGAACCAGGGCGCGCCGGCGCCGCCGTCCGTATTGGCAACAGAGGTCACATCGCCGTCCTCATCGAGCACCGGGTGATCGGTGTCGAAGAAATACTGGCCGTCGTAGCACTTGGTGGCGAAGCCGTTCTTGAGCAGGCCCCAGACCAACGTGTCCGGGAAGGCTGCGGCCGTGGCGCCGAAATCGCTGAACATCGGCGTGTAGATGCCGAGATTGTCATCCTCGAAATCGTCGCGGTCGACGCCGATCGTGTTTTCGTAGGACTTGTTGGTCAGCGTGTAGCCGTGCTTGGCGAGACCGTTGATGACGCGGTCGCCGATCCATTCGCGAAAGCCGGGGAACTTGCCGAGCCAGCCGTATTCCTGTGTTTTCGTGGTCGACGGCACAGTCGAGGCGATCCGACCGTACATGCTGGTGGCGCCTGCGAGGCCCACCTGGAAAGCCGCGTTGAAGCCAACATAGGCCGAGCGGAGAGTTTGAGCGTTGATGTCCATGGGAGCCCTCAGGAAAACTTGACCCAGACGCCCTGGGCGTCCACGTCGAAAACCTTGCCGACAGCCGAGCGCGTGCCGCCGCCGTTTGTTTTTGCGACCGTCTGGTCATCGACGCCGTAGCAGTCGGCACCAATGTCGGCCTGGGTGATCGCATCGGCCGCTGCCGAGTTTGCGAAGCGGAAAATGCCGGCGGAGACATCCACCGAAATATCGCCGGCAGCACCGCCGGAATTGTCGGCGCGGCGCTCAGCCCGCCCGACACCCTTGAGGTTCAGGGCGGTCGTGACCGGCACGGCATTGCCGGCGGCGTTCAGCGCCACCATCGCGCCGGCATAGATGACGGTCGCGGCTGCGACCAGGAGGCTGCGGCGCTCGCCGCTGCGCTGCGGCGTGTTCTTGTCGGAGGACAGAGCCGTCATGCGTCACCGCCTTTCTTGGCGTTCTTCATCTGCTCCTCGGTGAGGCCCATCTGACGCATGACCGCGAGGTCCGTTTCGTCCAGGGCGTCGTTCTTCGGAGCGGGCGTGGTGGAAGCGGTGCGCTGCGCTGCCGTCAGCGAAGGCGCATTGTCGATGAAGGCCTTGAACTGCGCTGCGTCGCTGCGATGAAGAGAAAGGCCCCATTCCTTCAGCGCCGGAGCGAGCTTGCCATCGCGGATGGCGGCGTTGACTGCTTCCTCGGCTTCATTGCCGGTGAGCTTCTCCTGCAGCGCCTTGATATCGGCCTGCATCGCCGTGACCTGCTCGATCGGCACGAACTTGGCCGGGTCGACGGAGCCAATGCGAGCCGACTGGATGGCGGTGACGACGTCGTCGAGCTTGGCGCCCGACTTCAGGCCGGCGGCCGTGGTAACGCGGTCGACGTTGGCACGGATGGCGGCCGCCTGGGCGGCGATCGCCTCCGGTTTTGCTGCCTTGTCCAGACCGAGAGCGGCGGCGATCGCCGTCGTCGAGGTCAGGACGGCGTTGATGGCCGTGAGGATTGCGTCCTCTCCGGCCCCCTGGGCAAGCCCCAGGGCAAGCGCAATCTTGTCCATTGGTTCTTCCTGTGTTGTGAGGTCTGCTCTGGCCGCAACAGCGGCAAGATCGAGGTTCGGCACGTTGGTCAGTGCCGCAGAAATCAGGCGGGTGACTTTTCCCGCTTTCGTGTGGAGGTAGACGGGGGAGATGTAGCGGTACTCGCCGGCACGGATCGCCTGGGCGGCTGCATCGGTCCATTCGACACGGCCCCAGAGACCGTTGTCGCGGACCTCGAATTCCTTGATCCAGCCCGCTGCCGGTGCACGGCCGCCGACGCCGGGGACGGCGCTGTACATCGTCTGGTGATCGTAATCGACCACGAGTTCGGTGCTGCCTGCCCGCTGCAGGGTCGCCTTTACGATCTCGGTCAAGTCAGCGTCGCTGCCGGCATCGTAAGGACCCCGGCCGTCGCGGCCGGCGAAGCTGCCCTTCGGCAGAAGCATGATCCACGAGGTACCGGCGGCTGGCGCTGCCTCGGCAGCGATCAGCGCTGTGGCATGAGCGGCAACCAGGGCCGGGAGAAGTGATTTGGCGGCGTTCTTCATGAGGGCAAAATGCCCTCGGCTGAATCGCCATTCTAGCCGCAACGGTTTGTGGTGTTTGGGCTAAATCCCGCGTGGGGCGCCTGTTTTAGAGATAACACGACCCCCAATCCGATCAAGGTCGAAATTTGAAGCCGATTTGAAGGCCGTACACGCGCTTTGAGGGTCGGGGGCGACCATCCGCCCGTCCGAGGGGATTGAGACGCGCTGTAGGGCCTTCCTTGCAAATCTGTGTCGCGGCCCTGCGGATGCGGATTGGGCGACCCCGCTGCGCATCACTTCTCTCTCCGATCGACGAGCACCTTGACGCCCTCGCGAGCCAGCAGCCGGCGGACATCCTCATCACTGGCATAGCGGAACGAGGTGACGAATGCGGCCTTGCCGGTCTTCGTGGTTTTCGCCGCCACATACCGCCAGCGGCCATCGTCAAGCTTAACTAGGACGAAGGTGCTGGAGCCGGCGCGGAAAACCAGCGTCGGATTCGCGCCGATCGACGGCAAAGCTCGATAGTCGGCCAAGGTCATTTCCGGATGCAGCCGCAGTTGCTTCTGCATCGTCTCGGCGGAGAGGATCGCCACGCGCGCCGCTGTGCCCGCTGCTTCGCCGATCGCCGGCAGGATCGGCATCACCGGCATGCTGCCCTCGGGCTTTTCGACGAACCGGGCAAAGGCGTCCGATCGGACGCGCTCGGCCACCAGCGGCTCCAGCAGCTCGAACGGTGCGCCGGCCGCCTTTTGCGACAGCGCCTCGTTGATCGCCACGTTGGCGCCGACCCGGCCCGGGTTGTAGTTCCAGCCAGGATCGATGCCGACCGGGATTTCGTGCACCTCGCCGGTGCGCTTGTTCACCCATGCCACCAGCTCGTCGGCAGGCGGCTCGAACAGCAGCTCCTCGCCCTCGGCCCGCAGCTGATCGATCTCGCGCTCAGAAAGGCTTTGCAGCGTGCAGCGGCAGTTCCAGCCGCAGGGCGGCGCCCAAACATCCCAATAAGGATGGTCGACGGGCAGCACCAGGTTGTGGCGGCGGAGATGCTCCGGCCGGGTGCGGTCGTCGCGAATGGCAACGTAGCGCAGGAACGGCCGCGCTCGCTTATTACGCTCGAAGTTCGCCCAGTGGCCGGCGGCATAGGACACGCGCATGTTGGCGTTAAAGATCGTCTCGAGACGCCGGAGCGAGCCGAGCTGCGCCGGCTGCAGCTCGCCAGTGAGAGGGTCCGTGACCAGTTGCCGGCCCCACCATCCCTTCGCCTGCAGGAGCGGCGTCAACTCGCGGGCGAAGTCGCGCAGCGTGCGGCCTTCCTGAAGCGCCTTCGAGAGAGCGTTGAAGATGTCCTGAAGGACGTCAAAGCCGGCGGACTTCGCGACCGTGAACATGGCGGCGTGATCGGCCGCATAGGCATCCTGCCAGGCGAAGGTCGGCGACAGCTGCCGGCCGCGGGCCAGGAGCACGCGAATCGCATCCTCAGGCGGAAGCGGGATGAGCTGCGCGGTCGCCACTACAGGTCCTCTCCGGCTTCACCGGCCAGCCTCGCCGCGAACGCCGATCGGGCGAGCATTTCCGCCAGCTTGTTCACGCCCATGGTTTCGATCCGGCGAGCAATGATCGCTTGGGCATCCTGCTCGGACCTGGCCGCGGACAGTTCGTCTTCAAGGCCGGCGACGATCGGCGCCATCATCGGCTCCCAGCCGTCGTCGATGATGTCCTGCACCGCGCGATCGACGGCGTCAGCGGATGCGGACAGGGCAGCCTGGGCGGCCGGCTTCTTCGCTTCAGGCTCGATCGTGACAGTCTGTGGCGGCCGTCGTGGCGTCAGCAGCTCTTCGTCCTTGCCTGGGTCAGGCAGGCCAATCTTGTCACGCATGGTCGACATGCCGACCTTGAGGCCGAGCGGCACGAGCGAGACGACGTTCTTGACCAGCTTTTCGATGTCCTCTTCGCTCGGCCGGCCGATCTTGATTTTCGGATAGGCCTTGCGAGGGCCGCGGTTGAGCGAGACCAGCGGCCGGACGAGGTCGCGATTGAGGGTCGCGGCGAGCTGCTGCGCGTCGGAGCGCTCGATATCTTCGCGCACGCCGTCATGCACGCGGCCGACAGCATAGCTGCCCTTCTGCGCGTCCGTCGTCGACGTCTGGCCGAGAACCAGCTTCGAGACCTGCCGGTCGAGCCAGTCGGCCCGCTTCTCATAAAGCTCATGCGAGCCGGACACTTCCGAGTGGATGAAGTCGACTGTCATCGATGCCGGCACGATGGCAGCGAAGTCCGTGCCGATCGCCGAGACCGCATTCAACAGGACCGCTTTGTCCTCGGGGGAAGCATCAGGGCCGAATTTACCGAGGCGCAGCGGCTGGCCATAGGCCTCGCAGAAGATCGCCCAGTCCTTCGTCGTGAAGCTCTTGAAGAGGAACGTCCAGGCGACGGCGCGGGCGAGACCGCCGCGAATCGTCAGCCCCGATTTCACCTTCGCCCGGTGCACGATCCAGCCGAACGGCTTCAGGGGTTCGTCACCATTCTCGCCGCGCAACAGCAAAGTCTCTCCGTCGATCGGATCGAAGGTGAACCAGCGCGGGTCGCGGTACTTCAGCGCCGATGGCATCCATTGCCCTTCGGACGTGTCCCAGATGATTTCGGTAGCCGAGAAGCTCTTGCCGATCGCGTCGAGGATATCGACCAGCTCATCCTGGAAACTGTCGCGTCCGACCACCTCACGCACCATGTCGGCATCGGCAATGCTTTCGGCATCGTCGCCGGCCGCCTCGACGGAGATCTCCAGTCCGGCGACTTGCCTCTTGCGGGTCGAAAGCACGCCGGCATAGTGCAGGTCGCGCTCCTCCATGTCCTCGGCGAGTTCGAGATAGGCCTCCGGATCGCCGTCGATCGAGCTGCGAAGAATACGGGCCAGCTTTGCCGGCGTCAGGTTCGGCGCCTGGTGTCGGCCGAACGGTTGCCGGACGCCACGCGTCGTCACGCCGCCCTGTTCCTGTTTCAGTTCGACCTTGCGGATCGGTTGCCCGAAGGCATCAAGAAGGACGGGAGCGGCCATCAATAGGTTCCTCGCGACCGGCGCATGCTCGCCATGCGGAAGGGTCGTTCTTCGTCATCGTTGGTTTCGGAGAAGCGATCGCGAGCGAGACGCGCGGCCTGGTAGCCATATTCGGTGCGCTCGCCATCGGCGGCATTGATGCCGAGGAAGGCTGCCCAGGTGCGGTCGGCGTGATCGTCGTCACGCTCGGCGACAAAACGGGGCGCGCCGGTCGCCGAGGCGACCTTGCGCAGCTTGTGAAGATCGGAGCGAAGCGCCTGGTCACCTTCCTTGATCCGGACGGTGCGGTCCTCGAAGCGCTCCTTTCCGCGCGTTGCCATGACCAGCTTGTTCGGGCTGGTGAACAGCACGCCCTCGATGCGGCTGCCGTACCGGCTTTGAGCGTCCTCAACCACCTTTTCGCCCATGCCGGTCTGGTCAATGCAGGCGCGGCCGACACGGTAGCGGGTCATGACATCGTCGAAGGCTTCGTCCATCTGAGCAAAGGTTGCGCGCTTTTGCTCGATGCGCTCGCGCTCCCAAAGGACGTCGCCGATCTGTTCCCAAACCCAGATCACATGCAGGTCGTTGCGCCGGCCGATATCGCGGCCGACGAAGCAGACGTTGCCCTGGTAGCCCTCAGGATCTCCGGCGTTCTCATCCTCGACCGAGGAAATCAGGTCGTAGGACAGCCAGGCGCTCGCTTCGTCGAGATACTTCAGTTCGTATTCCTGCGCCCAGGCATCCTCATCGGCAATGCCGGCGAACAGCTCATCGATGTCACGTGGCAGGCCGTCGGCGACAGCCTGATAGATGTCGACGATGTGCCGAGACCAGGCTTCATCCTTGCCGGTGTCCAGCTCGTAAAATTTGCCGGACTTGCCATTCGGCGTAGACGTGACGCGGAGCTTCCAGCCGGCCGAGATGACCGGGAAGAGTGCCTTCCAGATCGCATTCGAATCCTTGTGAAAGGCGAACTCGTCCAGGAATACGTTGGCGGAGAAGCCGCGCGCGGTGTCGGGATTGGCCGGTAGCGCCGTGATCTTCGAACCGTGCGGCAGTTCGACTTCCAGGGCGCGGTACCTGCCGTTGTCGCCGACCCAGTCATATGGCTGGATTTCGTCGAAGACGAGCCCATAGGCTTTCGCGTGCAGCTTCACGCCTTCGTTCATCGCCTCGGCCGCCTGACGTTCGCCGCGGGACAGGATCACCCATCGCGTCCGCCTGCCGGAGACAGCGGCTTCATAGGCGTCGTCGACGATCTCAAGCGTGGTGGTGAACGTCTTGCCCGTCTGACGCGCGAACTTTCCGATCTTGAAGCGCGACTTGTCTTGGAACCACCGGCGCTGGTAGCCAAATAGCAGCGGCTGCATCAGGCACCTCCGCTATAGGCTTCGCGGATAATCCGCAGGACCTCTTCCTTGTCGATCTTCTTGCCGGCCTTCTCCACCGCATCGACCGCCTGGCCGACCTTTTCGCCGAGGTCCTTTTCCACCTTCTGCCGCCGCGCCGTGGACACGCCTTGCGCCTGAGCGGCGGCGCGCAGCGCGTTGGCGAGCGACATGGCGCCCTTCGGGTCAATGCCAGCTTCGCCGCTATTGGTGAGCAGCTCGAAGATCAGCGTCTTGATCGCCTCTGCCGCGATCAAGGTGAGATTGTCCGAATCGGCCGCGTCGAATTTTTCCGCCAGCGTCGAGGCGATCTCGCGGGTCTCATTGAGCCGTGAAGTCAGCGTGGCAAGCTTGATCGAATAGCGGTTGAACGCCGAGAACGATGGGATCGGGAATTCGATTTCGCCACGGTGCTCGCGCTGGATCGCTTCGAGCTGCGAAACGAACTCGCTGTAGATGTCCGTCTGTGTCCGATCGCGCTTCTGCAGCTCGTCGGCCGCCCAGGCAACGACCGGCCCGCAGGCCTCCGGCAGCATCTCGATATTGGTCGGCCGGCCGCGTCCCATGGATCAGGCCTCCGGCGACGGGCGAGCGACGCCTTCGATAACGCTCGATCGCTCGACATGATCGATACCCGCGCGGGTGATGGAGGCGATGTAGACGGTACCGGCCTCGGTAATGGTGACGGCGCCGAGTTCCTTCAGCTTCAGAAGCTGGGTGCGGACCCAGTCGCGCGAACGATTGTGGCCGAAGGTGCGCAGCAGCGCCGTCAGCAGCGTTTCGTTCATCCGTCCGTCGACCTGTTCGGCCAGTCCGCGCAGGATCACGAGGCGGGCATCGCGTGCGGTGTGTTCTTCAAAGGAGAGCGGTGTCATGCGTCAGCTTTCTGTCTCAGGTAGTCGTCGATGCGGTGGACGGTTCGCGAAACGCTGCCGACCGTTTCACCGAGGGCGTTGACGGTGCCCTTGAGCTCGGCAAGCGCGAGCTTCAGCTCCATCACCGTGTCCTTGTCCGGCAGGTGCTTCAGTTCGTCTTCGACGCGCTGGATGCGGCGATCGTGATCAATCAGCGTCTTTTCCGATCTTTCGAGCCGGGTCCCGAGCGCCTTTTCGCCGGACGAGAAGTAGCCTTTGGCGTGGCCCAGCAGGGCGATGATCGCCAGAGCGAGGCCGAGGTATTGCGAGATCTCGCCGGGCGTCATCGAATCACCTTCCGCTGCTCGCGTTCGTGGATGGTTTGGCAGATGACGCAACGGGTGGCCGAAGGCATGGCGCGCCTGCGGGCCTCGCCGATCGGCTTGCCGCAGTCCTCGCATTCGTCCTTGCCGAGGCCGGACAGAGCGGATCGGGCAGCGGCGATCGCCGTTTCCTTTTCCTGCTCGACGCGCTGTTCACTCAGCTCGCGCTCGAAATTGCCGATCCTCATTCGGCGCTCCCGTCAGCCGCAGCGACCGCCGCAGCGCGGCGTTGCTCGCAGATACGAAGAGAGGCGCGATCGGCGCCCCAGCTGCTGGTCACTTCCTCGGCCGGCATGGCCCGATCGGGAAGCGGGACCGGATCGGCGCAAGGCTGCCGTGCCGCATTCGGCACAACAGGCCGGACGATCTCGGTTCGGATCACCGGCTTCGGTTCAGCGGGCGAGCAGGCGGACGCGGCCATGGTCAAGGCCGCAAGCGCCGCCATCAGGCAGAGCCGCATTGTTCTTCTCCAGTTCGAGTTGTTCTTGTTCGGCCGCGCGGATGCGATCGTTGGCGGCGGTTTCGACGCGCAGGGCTTCACGTGCCTGGTCCGCGATGCTGCGGGCCGCATGGGCATTGGCCCGCTCGATCTCGGCGGCCCAGTGCGCGTCGCGTTCGGCTCTCGCTGATGCGGCGGCCTCATTGATCATTGCGCCGATCTTCGACACGGCGAGAAACGACAGTCCGGCGGCGGCAACGAGCAGCACTCCCGCGACGAGACAAGGGAGTGCTGCCCGATTGATTGCGGCGATCACTGGCCACCTCCCGGCTGATCGCGCGGCAGGTTGGCGGAACGAAAGTCCATCGAGCCCGCAATTCGGTGGATGCCGAGCAGCGCCGCAATGAGAGCAACCATGGAAGGCACGGCGATCGTGCCGAAGGCGACGGCCTCTGGACGGCCCATCAGCGCGCCGATCGCAGAGATGAGGATCACGAGCCAGGCCATGGCCGAGGAGAGCCAGAGGTGCCTTTTGGAGGTCGAGTAGGACGGCTTATCCATCGCTCAGGCCTCGTTCCGGGAAACGGCGCCGGAGGCGGTGAGGGCAACGCGTCCGCCAGCCGGCATGCCGCCGGTCGCGGGCCAGCGGATTGCCTCCAGTCGATCCTTGGCGATGCGGGTGACGGAAACCGAGTTGGACTGATTGCCGCCGAGCACGTGGAAGTGGCTGGCGTCCTCGCCGACGTAGAGCCCGACGTGGCCGCCACCGGGCCGCTTGAAGACGAGCACGGCGCCGAGCACAGGCGCCTCAAGTTGCCGGCCGAACTTCGCCCAGGCGAGCGCCGAAAGGTAGTTGGCCGGAAGCGGCTCACTCGGAAGGGTGAAGCTGATCCAATGCGCGACGGCGAGACCGCACCACGGGATGTCGTCGTTGGTGTAGAAGCCGGCGACCCAGCCGCCGAGCCGCTTTGCCCAACCGAGAATGGTGCCGTTCGAGGCGGCGCCGGTGACTTCCTTCAGACCCATGAAGCGGCGCGCCTCGCGCATCCACACCGGCTCGGCCGGGATCGGCACCGCGCCGGCGCTGAAGATCGTCAACGGGCTATCGGGCTTCTGCGGGTCCTTTCTCAGCAGCCCGACTGTCTCCTCATCCGCGAGACCTGTCGGCTTGAGGCCGGACGCGGTCTGGAAGCGCTTCAGGCCCGCAACCATCTGCCGGCCGGCCACGCCGTCGACGACGCCGGCATAGGCGCCATGGGTGCGGAGCCGGCTGATAACCCACTGATCGAAATCCATGAAAGATGCCCCAAAAAGAACGCGGCCGAGCGGCCGTTGTTGGGGCGACATTCGCCATTCGGCAGGCATAAAAAAACCCGCAACGGCTTGCGGGTCTTTATCAGAGAAGACTTAGCTGGCGATCGTCAGGAGGCTTCAACCAGTTTCGTACCGTAACGTCACTGACATGCAGGTGACGGGCGATCGCGTTGGTGGTCCATCCTTTAGCGCGGAAATGGCGCGCGATAAAGGGCTTTCCCGTATGGACCCGGAAGCTGCCCGAGCGGATGCGCCTGGCGAGCGCGGTCGTCTTCTCTGGGCCGATCAGGGCCGCCACTTCGGAGCGGCCCTGAGGGTTTTCGGAAAGGTGCACATAGGAGCCGCCGAACTTCAGCAGAAATTCAATTCCGAGGTCGATACCGAGCACGTCGATATAGGCCTCCAGTTGGGCTGGAACACGTACATGCGTCATCGGCGCACGGCTCCATCAAGGGCAAGTTCGAGCCTCATCTGTTCAGCCGTCAGCAGCGCAACCTTCTGCTGAATTCTGATCCGCGAGTGAACGTCCATGCGGACGCTTCGAAGACGCCTCAAAAGAGCTTCACGGTCGGCCTTGATGGCGGCGAGCCGGCTGGTGTCGAACAGGGGAAGGCCCGCCATCACTCAGCCCTCTCGGGACGGATGGCGGGCCAGCTCGGCTTCAGCACGGTGACACAGACGCCGGCATGGAGCCGGAGCTTGACGTTCTCCACCGTGACGGCGATCGCGCCGAGTTCGAAGGCGGTGGCAGCCAGGCCGGACATGTGGCGGCGCACGGCGTCCACATCGAGACCGTGTGCGCGTTCGAGGTATTTCAGAATGGCATGGTCTGTGATGCGGACGTTTTGCGTCATCGTGCTTCGGTCTCCCACTTGATCAAGACGCCTTCGAAACGGTCTGCGGGATGGTTCGCGCGCCAGAAGGCACCCATGTTCGCGCGCGCTGTTGTGCCGACGAGGTCGGGCGTCAATCCATTGACATGCTCGGGTGCAAAGCCATCAGCGCGGGCGAATTCCTCGATCTGGTCGCGGTGGAGTGTTGTGCCGTCGACCTCAATGCCGGCGATGCCGCAGTCCAGGAGGCCGCTGGTCACGATGACGATCGGCAGGACTTCGATGCACGTCGGGTCGCGGTCGAGGATCTTCCGGCAATGCTTGGTCCGCATCGCCGTAAAGAGCTGAATGGGCTCGCCTGGACGAGCGTGGCGGCGCCGATCCGTGCGCACCGTCTGGCGTTTGATGCCGGCCAGGATCTGCGGGACGAAGAAGGGCTTGAAAGAATAGGCGACCATTATTTGCCGCCTTTCGTCTTTGCCGCGCGGATGCGTTGGCCGAATGCGTTCATGACGGTAATCCAGCCCTCCTTGCCGCAGCGATCGACCGGCACGCCGGTCAGTGCCTTGACCTCCGCATGGAAGGCACCGACGCTGTTGGCGTGCGGATTGCCGCCGAGCTTGCGCCATTGCGCCCAGGCGATCTTGAAGCCGTCGACGCGGGCGTAATCCGACACGATTGCAGCATCCGACCACTCGACGCCGCCGGCCCTGGCAATCCATCCCTTCAGTGCCTCGACAGCCTTGCGGGCGTCATCCGGAAATCTGAGGAAGCGCACATGGTCAATACCCGTCTGTCGCTTGACGAAGGCGACCAGAGCGGCGTCGTCGCGGTTCTCGACGAGGCCGAGGTTATAGCCGGCAATCCAGAGCGCCTGCAGCTTCGCCGCATAGCGGCCGGAGAGCTTCGCCCGGCCATCCGAACGTGGCGCGTTCTCTGCCGGCTTGAAGCCTTCGTTGCGGAAGACGGTCAGCACCTTCTGACGCTCTTCCTCGGTCATGTTCTTGGCCGAGGCCTTGCCGGTGATATTGGTCAGCTTGGCCCGGTAGGTGTCATCGTCCAGGCCGAGCTGCTTCTTGGCGACATGCATTGCAGCGATGGAGGAGGTCACGAAAACCTCCTCTCGATCGCCTGGGCGAATCCGGTCAGGTTAACCTTGCGCTTCTCGGTTCGCCCGTCTTCGTCAAGCACCGTCACTCGCGCGAATCGAATGCCATCCTGTTCGAACACGGCGTAGCCATCCGCCGAGAACTCCTCGGCCAGGGAGTCTTCAAGTTCCTTGACGGTAATGAGGATCAGGCGCGGCATCATGCGGCACCTCCACGGTCGTGCTCGATCGCGAGAACTGGATCGGGTTCAAGCGTCTGTTGGCTCTCTTCCTGTCGCCGTGTCGCGGATACGGCGGCGGGGAGGGTGTCAGTTTCAGTGCCACCAACGATTTTGAGGCGCTTCGGCCATTTCGTGAACGTGAAATAGGCCCACTCGTCATCGTACGACTCTACTTCGACGTCATATCCATGCGCTGCCGCCATTCGGCGGAAGACCTCCGTGTTGGCAACGTGCTTCGGAAAGCCTTCCTTGCCGCCGATCAGCTGCTCGCCGCTCGTCATTTGTTGTTCGACCATTCCGGCTTCGTAGCCATGGACGAAGCTGGGGCTTTGGTCTGGGAAGGGTACGAGGCAACGGAATTCTGCCGCGTCAGGAGGAACGTCACCGGCCTCCGGCTCGGCATGCACCGGCTCTGATGAGAGGGCGGAGAGGGAAAACTCGCGTACCTTCTCCGCAATTTCCCGAAGCTCTGACGGATTGATGAGCATCATTTCTGGTGCGTCATCTGGTGACGTGCGGTCGGGAAGCTCACAGCACCACGTCTCAAGCTCGCCAAGGAACTGCTCCCACCCCTTCGGGACGCTTACCCACGGGGAGGCGTAAAGCGGGCGAACCGTGTATTCGTAGGATTCGGTCCAGTCCCTCATGACGCTAGGATCGCTATTGATCTCGTTCATCGGACGATCCCCGTCCATTCGCTGCCACGCGGCCGGCTTCGCTTGCGCGTCTCGGCTCTCTGATGCGGCGACGTAAACAGCAACGCTGCGGTCAGCGGCCTTGGACTTGTAGATTGGAGTTGTCGAGCCTTCGATGCAGTCTCGAATGAGACTCAATGAAAGCTCGCTGATCCAGCCTATCGGCGTCCCCTCCACCCCACTTACCGGCTCTGCTGGCGAGGGGAGGGCGGAGGATAGCTGGTCCCACAGATCGCCTCTGTACCCGACCACCTTTGCGTCCACGGCCCTGGCGCTCAGAAGATCGCGAGCGGCTTCGTTCAGTGTAATCAGGTCCGGAGCAGAGCCGGTTGCCTGTCGTTCAAGAGCCGCCGCCGCGACCTCGGACGATCCTGGGCATGCCACGGTCGCGCTGATGGGCAGCCTTCCTTCACACGCGAAGATGGCGCCGCAGTCGAAAAAGACGGTCAACCTGTCGATGACGCCGGCGCTGTTCACGCCGCCTGTCGCTCCATTTCGCTTGCTGCCGCAGGCCGGGCAACGCAGCTCCGCATCGAGCCGCTTGATACGAGCGTCTTGCAGAAGCGCCGTCATGCCGCACCTCCCTTCCGTTCCTCGGCTGTACGGATCTGCGGGCGGTAGGGATTGGGGAGGACAGCCGCGGCTGCCCTGGCTTCCGCCTTGCTGTGCAAGTCACAGGCGACAGCGAGGACCTTCGGCCCGATCTCATCGATCGCTTCGGCGTAAAGCCAGCAAAGATGGTATGCACCCCATCCGGAGACAAAGATGCCACTACCGTCCTTCTGGTAGCGGCGCATGCAGACCTCAAAGGAAACAACGAAGCCTTTGCGTCCTGCCCAAGCCCATTCGGCAGCAATTGCTTGGGCATGGTCCTTTTCGGAGAGATAGGCCTCAGGGTTCGCGACCGGCGCCAGCTCGGGGAGTTGCTCGACGATGGAGGCGACGAAATCGTTGTCGATGTTCTTGGCGAACTCCTCGACCCATTTAGGCGGGTTCTCTGGATCGCCAATCATCTCGATCGGGTAGACGGCCGCAATGCGGGCTTCGGCGTCAAGAAGGTTATCGTACATCTGCCCGCCCTCACGCCTTAGCCAAGTCGATGGTGATCGCCTGCCAGTCATCGTTGATGCTGGCCCGCTCATAGAAACGGACGTACTCTTTCGAGCCGGTGACGCGGATGGCGCTGCGGATGGCCTCCATGGCGTTGTTCCAGCGTTTGTCATCGATCTCTAGGCGCAACAGCATGAACACGTCGGAGCGGTTCACCTGGCCTTCCTTGTCGGTGTTGAAGGCGCGGGTGACGATCGCCTGAATTTCCGGCCGGCTGCCCGCCGACCATTCGTTGAGGCATTCGTCAATCAGCGATTTGGCGACCTGCAGCTCGGGGCCGAAGACGATCTGGTCGGAGACCTGGACCGTGACCTTCATCCGGCCGTCATAGGACTGATAGGTCCGGTTGCCTTTCTTGCCGCCGATCTTGGCTCCGAACTTCTCCGCGAGAAGGGCGTCCAGCGCGCCGAGGTCGGCAAAGGTGTTCGTCTTCAGGCGAGTGATCCGGGCCGAAGCCTCGCGGGCATATGCGATGCATTTGCGGACCGTCTGGTCTTCGAGCTGGTATTGCTCTTTCACATTGCCGATGGGGTCGAGACCGCCCTTGGCATTAAGCATGAACTTATTGCCGTTCATGATGGTGATGCCCTCTTCGGGCCTCTCTTCAAAAATTGCGACGTCCATTCGTCTGGTTCCTTGTTGGGAAGTTAGGCTGCGTTGCCCCCGTCCGGCGAAGGGCGGGACGCGGGCTGGCGGAGCGGGATAACGTTGCTGTTGGGATCAAGAGGAACGGGGCCGGAGGTCCCGTTCAGGCGCATTTCCATGTTGCGCCACTCGGTTTCGAGGTACCGCAGCAGGAGCAGCATGCCGCGAAGGCCCCTGGCCTCAAGAAAGACCCCCGTCCGTTCGAAGGGAGCGAGGTTTTCCCGAAGCTCCTTGATGATCTCGGGAACCATCAGTCCTTCCTCCCGAAATCCGGCCGGATCACCTTACCCTCGGGATCGAGGGTAAGGTGCGTCAGGCTTTCGGTTGCGGCCCGCTCCAGCTCGGTGCGTCCGGCCTGGCCGTCTTCGCCGAGGCGGTGCACGGCAAGCTCTTGCTCCATGAAGTAGACGAGCGAGGCGATGGTGCGCAGCCGATCGGAGACGATGCGCATCTCCACTACCGAGAGATCGGCACCACTCATGGCCTTCGCTTGGATTTCCTCGTGTAGCGCCCTGATTTCGGTGCTGGCGGTGGTATCGAGGACGCTGCTCACTGCATGTCCTCCACGTCCCGGTTTTCCCAGGCAGCCTTCAGGTGCTTCAGCGCGAGTTCCTCTTCGGCGCCGATCGCGATCATGTAAGCCAGCTTGACCGTCTTCTCGATCTGCCCGAGGGCGCCGCCCTTCTGCCCAACGCCGGTCAGGAACTGCACGCTGTCATCGGCGGTGATGCCCCAGGCGGCGATATAGGCGCGGACGTCTTCAAGGTACGGCTTCGAACGTTTCAGGCGCTTGCCGATGCGCCGCTTCAGCTGCGCATAGCTGGGTCCGCCGTTCGTCTTGCTGAAACGGCTATAGACCTCCTCATTGCCGACCAGGGCGATGCCGCATTGGTAGATGTCCATAAAATGCCGAAGCTGATTGATAGCATCGTCGACAAGGTTTTGCGCCTCGTCGACAATGAGTAGGGTGCCGCCACCCATCCGCTGAAGCTTCACGCCGATCGCTCGCGTGAGCTTCGCGGGGTTCAGCTCGCGCACGTCCAGCTCGGATGCCAGTTCGACCAACATGCCGTGCACCGTCTTCGTGTGCGGGCTGACAGTCGCATGGAAGACGTGCGGCCGGGTCGCCGAATAACGGCGGCAGGTTGCGGTCTTGCCCATGCCGGCGCCAACCGTGATCATCACCATGTCGGCCGTCATCTGCGCCCATTGCAGCGTCTCGAAGATTTCACGGCCGATCTTTGTGGTGATGAAGTCAGGCGACTGGGGGATGGTCGCTGCGAGGCTGGAGCCTTCCTCGAACGCTTCCAGCCAGTTGCGAACCTGCCGATTGAACGGTTCGAGCCGGCCGATGTAGGTGCCGGAGAACCACTGGCTGAAGGTGCCCTCCTTCATGCCGACGCGCCGCTGCACTTCGGCCTTGTTGAAGCTGTTGGCCGTCGCGACCTCGCGGACGCGTTCGGTCAACTGCTGCCAGTCGGCAACGTCTTCCGGTGAATGCTTGGCTACGAAGTCCCGCGAAGGCGTCGGCCGGTCCCAGGTGCTTCCGGCGGCGGGGCTTGTGGTAACATGCGTGTTCATTCTAAAAGGTTCCTCGTGTGTTGCCCTTAGGGGCTGATTTGCGGGCGGGACTTCGGTCCCGCCCTTTTTTCGGAACCGTACTCAATACAATTCGGTTCATGCGGTCGGCCGGACGCTCTACCTTTCGGCCGTATCCCCTTTCGGGAATGGGAGGATCGAGGCACCGCCCGACACACGGGAAAGCGCCTTCGAAAAACTGTCGGAAAACTCTTCTTCGCTGATCGCCTCTGCAGGCGCGGTCGCGAGGTTGCCGGTAAAGATACGGGTGACGGCGGGGCGCACCGGCTCCGGCCGTTCTTCCGCCTTGCGGCCCTTCTCCAGAATTGCGCCGAGTTCCATGGGCGACAGCTTCCGGTGGGCCTTTGCCAGGGCGGCATTTGCCTTGCGGTATTCCGCCCGATTGCGGGCGTGTTCGCGGGCGGCGTCCTGGTTGTCAAAGCCGGTATCAGCGATGCACTCGGCGTCGCAGATGAAGCGGTTAGCGAGATCGTAGACCTTGACCGGTTTGGTGAGGTGGTCGGGGTCGAAGCGAATGGTGACCTGCTTGCCCATGTACTGGTTGAGTTCGCGGCTCCAGTAGCGGTTGCCCATGAAGTGGATTTCGCCGCTGCCCTTCTGTGTCTTGATCGCCTCGGAGGCGAGCAGCCAGAGGAAGCGCTGCGCTGCGGTCGCCTGGCGCACGATCGTGCTTGGCTGACGGATGCTCTCGGCAAACGTATCGTCGAAGCTCTTGCCCTTAGCGGTTTCGGCTTTGCGACCCTGGCGGGCGTTGTGCTCAGCGACCTGCTGCGCAACGAGGCGCTTCAGATCGTCGATGTTGATCGCCGTCTCGGCATAGTTCTCGGGCTTGGCGTTCGGGTTCTTGCCGGTATAGGCGCCCGAGCACAACGGATGCTTCGAAACGTTCTCGGCGAAGTCGCCCCAGGCGCGCTCGACAGGCTTCGACTGGCCAGAGTGCGGCAGCACGAAATGAGGCTCGATCTTCAGGGCGGTCAGCAGGCCCTGCGGATCCTCGGGCTGAACCTTGAAGCGATACCGGGTGCGCGCGCCGCCGGAGATTTTCTTCGAGGCGAAGGCACGGCCGTTGTCGATGTACATGTGCTCGGGAATGCCGAACTGCTCGACCATGTCGCCGGTGACGAGGCGGACGACCTCCCAAGTTTCGGCCTCGGACAGCCGCCAAGAGAGGATTTTTCCTGAATAGAGGTCCTGAATGCCGACCAGATACATCCGCGTCGGCTTGTCGCGACCCGGAAGGCGCACGAAAAGGTCGAGCTTGTGACCGTCCATGTTGACGGCCTGCATCGCATGGAGGTGGGAGCGGGTGCGCCGCTGGGCTGGATACAGTGTCTTTGCCCGGTCCGTTCCCTCGCGCGTCACCACCTGAATTGCCTTCGGCACGTCCGCCTCGAGGCGGCGCCGGAGTGATCGTTCAGAGGGGATCGGCGACCATCCGTTCAACTGTGCCGCTTCCATCATGCGCCGGTAGCAAGCGGAGAAGCCGGGCCTTTCGGGGCGGAGATAGTCGGACTTCAGGAAGTCCCAGGCATCGGGATGGCAGGCAGCGACCTGCGGAACGGCGCCGTCAGCCGAAGGAGAGGCGGGGGCGAGAGCCGCCAGCCAGTCTTCAGGGTCGACGCCTTCGGTCGCCTTCCGCCATTCGTAATAAGCGGACTTCTGAATGCCGGCGTCTAGCGTGGCGACGCCGATGGCCGCGGTGCGGTTCAGCCCGCGTTGTCGGACGAGCTGCTCGACGCGATTGATAACCTTCAGGCGCTCCTCACAGACCGCTTTCTGAGCCTTCGAGAGGGAATTGAAGCGTGACCAGAGCAGGTTCTTTCTGGCGCGCGCCTCCTCCCATCCGGCCGCGTCCGGAGCCTGCCGCAGGCGAACCTGAGCGGCTGGCGGCAGGAGGGAGATGTGGTACTCGAAACCGCCACCGCGCCCGGCACGCGGCCGGGCGTGCGGTGTGGAGCGCCAGCCGCATTGTGCGATCATCAACTCGATGCCCTGGCGAGTCTGCGGCAGATCAGGCAGGCGTGCGGCAGCGATCTCTGAGGAGGTCAGCCACTCTTTCATGGTGCAGCTCATCAGCGCGTCCTCCGGATGGTGACCGGGCGGGACTTGAGCGCCCGCAGTTCCGCGCGGATCGTCTCCTGCTCCTGCTGCAGCCGGGCGATTTCCGCCAGGCGCGCCTCGTCACCGATGAGCAAGGTCGCGCCTTGCTCGGAAACGGCCTCGTCCCAAAGCCACATTGCGCCGGTCGCGTGCACGAAGGCGGCGAAGCGCGGCAGGGTGATGTCGTGGCCTTCCTTGCTCTCGGCCGTGTAGGCGTCGAGCATCGCTTTGCTGATCGATGGCAGTCCGAGATATTGCGCCATGCGCGCGGCAATGGTCGGCCGGTCGTGGGGGCACTCGCGGATTGCGCGGGCCATCGCCCGCTTCATCTTCGACCGGTAGCGATCGATGTCGATGCGCGCGACTGGTTCGCGAACCGGGAAGAGCGGCTCAAGGAACAGGTCGAACTGTGAAGGGTCGCGCTTCATTCTGCGACCTCACTAATGAAGGTCGCGAAGACACCATCTGGCTGCTCGTAGATCGCTCGCAGGAACTCAAGGCATGCCTCTTCGTCCGCCTCGTCCCATGCTGTGAGAAGCCGGCTGACTGCGAGTTTTCGCCGGTCCTCGTCGGACAGCGCTGTTTTGGGCTCGTTGCTGACGACAGACGCCCAGGCGGCTTTAAGATCGCCGCCCGCATCCAGGGCAGATGCCAGCTTGCCTTGCTCGGTCGGACCGAGCTTGGCAATCTTGAGAAGTTCCGACTGGTTATCGGCGTAGGGCGTCCCGCGAAGCTTCTCGCGCACCTTCGGATGAAGGTTTTGCGCGATCTTGCTCAAGCGGAAATAGGCGCGGCGGGACAGGCCCATACGATCGGCGACGTGCTGTGAAAATCCGCCGCTTTCAGCTTCCATCTCGAACAATAGTGCCAAGTTGGCACTATTTCCGGGTCGGCCCGCTTCGACCTTGCCGTGCCGCTGTTCCCATACCTCGCGGTACGTTGAGAGGAATACAGCCCGGTCGATAACTGATAACTCGTTGCGAAACAGGTTTTCGGTGATCTCGACCAGCTGAGCCTCGGCCTTGTCGCCTTCGACGACCATGGCATCTATCTCGGTATCGTCATTGATGACACATGCCCGTAGGCGATGCGCACCGGCGACCAGCGTGTATTTGCCGCCCTTCGCGGCGGGTGTGGCACGCACGGTGATAGGGTTGATCTGACCGTGCTCGACCATGCTCTGCGCAATCGCGAGAGCATGCTCTTCCTCGACCGCGCGCAGTCGCGCCGGGACAACAATCTCGGAGATGGTAATGCGCTTGAACTCGGCCATTACGCTGCCGCCTTTCTTAATTGCTGCATGAAGAGGTCCTTCGCCTTCGCCGCCATTCGGGCGTAGGCCTTCGCGAAAACCGGGCAGCCGAGGCGCTCGTCGATCTTCGAAATGGCAAAGGAAATGGAGGTGCGCTGCCGCGCCTGCATTTTGACGATGCGGCGGCGGGGCACCTCAAACTCGACGTGAAAGATGTAGATGGCGATCTGCCGCGCGAGCGCTGCGTCAAACAGGTCACGCGGCGGCCAGATGATGTCGCGCACAGCGATGTGCGAGAAATGGAGCTGCACCGCCTTGAAGCAGCATGCGAGCATCACTTCGAGCCGCTGGTGTTCGTCGTAGGGGTTCAGCATGACGCGTTCACCAAGGCGATGATCGCGGCGATGAGGCCGCACAGCGCTACGCTGAACAAAAGCGCCGTTTGGGTCGCACTACAGAAAGTCGATTGGGAGGGGATGAAGGGGTTTTCCATGTCTAGACTCCTGCCGCTTTTTGGCGTTGCCGCATGGTTGGCGGCCGCTCATAGTTCTCACGCGGCTGAGGGGATCGTCGCTGACCGGAGGGCCGGTAACGGCTTGGCCACAACAAGTGGGCCCTTGTACCGAGAGCAGCGGCGATCGCCCTTTCGCCTGCCGCGTTAGGCTCCCGGAGAGTCGTTCCGGCGGTCCCGCGCGGCAGGCTGAAACGGCGGTCGACGTCGTACAGCGACAGTCCTGCAAGAATGAGCTTGCGCTTGATATCGGCAAGCTCTTCCAGCTTGTCGATAGACGTTTCGCGCGGCTTGTCCGTCCTTTGTGGGCGGTGCATAGTCTTTCCTCGTTGTGAAAGGGGAGGCCCTGGCCGGTCTCCCTTTTCATGGGTGATTTGTTCCGTGTTCATGGAAAGGAATAAAACTGAAATCGGTTTTTGTAAAGCGGAAATCAGTTTTATTAAGGTGTTGGCTTGGCTCGCCCGGAATCCGAACCAAAGACGCCTCTTGCGGCGCGCCTGCGCGAAACCAGAAGACAGCTCGGCGATCCCGATCGCGATGATTTCGCGCGGTCGATCGGCGTGAGTAGGAGTGCGCTCGCTTCGTACGAGAGGGGGGAGAGTGAACCTACCGCGAGTGTTCTTCGCGTCTATTGTGAGAACTACGGAGTCGACCTGGCGTGGCTCGTGACGGGAGCTGGGTCAATGTTCGCAGATCCCGCGAAAGCGCCAGGTTCCGCAATGCAAGTAGATTTATTGATCGTCGACAAGCTGTCGAGGATCGTTGCGGTTGAATACAAGAATGCGGGGCAGCGTCTGCCGCAGGAGAAAATCGGCGTAGAGGCAGCAAGGCTCTACAACGAGCTGCTGCTCTTGGTGACCGACGTACACGATCCGGAGGAAGTCGAAGCTTTCCTCCCTCAGATCCGGTTTGCATTAAAGAAAAGGTTGGCTGAGGCAGCGATCGAGCCCGGTTCTGGGAAACGCTCGGCCTGATGATCGTCAAGCTGTGCTTGGATCAGCCGGAACTACGGACGTAGCCGTTTGCGCCCGATCTATGACCAGGTGAAGCGAACTGACGACGATATGAGGATCAGACTGCTCGACCTCAGAATTGAGTGCCAAGCAAAAGGGACGCCGTGACGGCGCCCCCTTTCAATGACAGATACGCATGTACAACCCCGCCCCCAAAATTACACGCATTAGCTAAGTTAGCATCGTCTTGAGTACAAGGGGTGCGTGCACCCATTTATGGACGCAAAACGAGCGGTAGTGCGGACGATCTCGTCTTCTTTCTCGCTAGGGAAAGCGGCTGCGTGAGCGCGCTCGCGGTCCAGTCCGTTAAGAACTGTTTCGCGGAGTAATCACGCGTGCTCGCGGGGCGCGGAAAGCCTATGCCGCCGACGCCCCGTCGATCTCGTTCCAGTTTGTTCGCGCGTCGCACAAACATTCTGGCGTGTCAATTCACGCGCCTGAGTGCGGCGCGCGCCGGGGATGGAGCTGTAAAACCGCATGTGACGCCGCTTTTTTGTGTGCCAGCGGACAAGGGCAATAGGCATGATCTGGAACATGCAAGCAGTGGACAAATTTTAGTCGGCGGCTTGCATGTTCAGTTTGCGCAAAATTTTCAGTCGCTGCCTTGATTTTATTGGGTTCGACGGGTCTGGCTGTGAACATGCAAGCGGCTTGCAGGTTCAATTTGCCTTCCGGTGCTCTTCGGAAGGTGAGATCGAACGCACCATCGATTGTCCGCCCGGCCGCTCAAGCCTTGTTCCTCAGGAGTTTGAAGGCGCCTCAAAGGTCCTTCGCGGATTTTTGAAGACTATTTGCACGGGGAGGTGCTTCTGCGCCAGGCGGCCGGCAAATCTCGCATCGCGGGCGGATCGGCTGTCAAAAACGCCTGCCGGCTCAAGCTGCCATGATTGGCCGCAACGCCTTGCTCTCTCGGGGTTTGTCGTCAGTTCCCAGATAATCCCGGATATTCCCGCCTCTTCCGGATATCTCTGACAAACGACACTAAGGGATGGGTGACAACCTCTGTAGCTCGCCGCGAATTTCCGGTTCAGCTCGCCGCGCTCTTCCGGAATCTCGATAGCGAAAATCGGAAAAACTGAAATTCCGCTTGCCCGTCAAAACTGATCAATCTCGAAGAACTTGCTTTTAGAATTTCCTCCTTACAGAGCCGGCCATGGATAATCCACCCATGGGCTTTCAACGCGCGCCTCTCGCATCTGGAGCATGGAATACGCGATCTGCGGGTTACCGCGGCCGAGACGCAAGCTTTTAAGACAAGCCGGGATAGCTACTGTTGTCACGGGAGGAAGGTTGGCGGACCGGTATCCTCGATCGGCGAAATCCACCGATCATGTTTGCCGCCAGCGTCCGGGCCCCTGATGACCAATCATGCGCCAGTCATGTGCCGCCAGGAGCATGGAACTTATCCGCTCCACGGCCGTTCGACCTGAGCTTTAGCGTTTTCTTAAGCATGGAGCAGAAGTCATGAATATCGGCAAGCTTTTCGCGATCGGGTTGACGTTGACCGGTGCTCTGGCTGCCTTGCCGTCTCCTTCATCGGCCCAGGGTTTGGACCTGTATATCGGCCCCGGTGGGCCGGATCTGGAACTGCGCGATCGGAGATATGACGACGACGACTATCGGCCCTATCGCGGCTGCAGCGAACGCCAGGCCATTCGTCGTGCCTATAGGCTTGGGCTGCGTGACCCCGAGGTTCAATCCATCACCCGCAGAGAGGTGGCTGTCGACGGAGTTGGTCGACGCGGCCGGTACACGACCGTGTACTTCGCAAATCGACCCGGATGCCCTCGTATCGGCTAAGGTGTATCGGGTGCGCTGCGGCAGCCCGTGCAACTGACAAGATGCAGAATACAGGCGCGGAAACGCGGAACCCTGGGGCGCTCATTTTGTTAGGAGCGATGAGGAGGGTCGCATGCCGCCGCCGAAGGAGATGGATTCCGTACTGACCAATCTTCCCTTGAGAATAGGGGCCTACGTTCCCGACGATCTCCTGGAAGACTGGTTTGCTCCGGGCACAGGGATGAATCCTCCCTCGGCAGCGGCGCTCGCTGCAGCGATCTCCTACGGACGGCTCTTCGAGTGCGAATTCAAACACTATCCCGAGCGAAAAGAAGGCGTTTACTGGAAATGGGTACCAGCCATTTGA